GGCGACAGGGTTCTGGCGGTCGCGTTATCGAGCTCGTCCCTGTGCACCATAAGCGTGGGGTGCCCTGTACGCGACGGCCGCCGGGTCACACGGGCCCGTTCCCGTGAGAGATCACGCTCTCGGATCTTCCGTACGGGGCGGCCGAGCGCGGCGCGCCTGCGGCGGAACCGGTTTAGGCCAAGCCGGCGCACCTTCCCTAAAACGCTGTGACGCGTGATCCCACCGAGCTCGTGAGAGATGCGTTCGGCTGAGGCGCCCTGTTCCCATCGCAGCCGCAAGTAATTCAGCCGCATCTCCGTCCAGTGATCGGCGGGCCGCTGTGGGCCGAGGAGCGACGACCAGGGACTTTTCCTGGATTCCGGCATGAGTTCCCCCTGAGAGCAATTTCGTTATTGCTACATAGCGTATCGTAGTGTAGTATACGGTGTCAACACATAACGTGGACGAAAGGCGATGTAAGAATCCATGGCGAGCACGCGGGGGGAGCGGCTGCGCGCCGCACGCAGGCAACGGTTCCGCTCCGCGCGGGCGGCGGCGCTCGCCTTGGGGATCCCCAGCTCGACCTATGGGGCGCATGAACGCGCCGAGCATCCGGGCGGGCGCGACTACGGTCCGGAGGAGGCCACCCGTTATGGGCAGCGCTTCGGAGTGACGACGGAATGGCTGCTTACCGGGCTCGGCAGCGAGTTCGACCTGCCCTTTGCGCCCGAGGCATTCGAGCCGTCGCGCAAGCCCACCATCCCCGTGGTGGGGTACGTCGGCGCCGGCGCCCAAGCCCATTACTATGCGGTTTCACAAGGCCATCTGGATGAAATAGAGCAACCCGATCTCTTTCGAGAGAAAACGGTAATTCTCGAGATCCGCGACGATGATCTCGGGCCGTTGTTCAACCGATGGCGGGTGTTCTTCGATGAGACGCGCCGGCCGGTGACCCCTGACCTCCTGGGCTATCTGTGTGTGGTCGGGGTTGAGGGCGGGCCCATTGTGTTGCGCCAAGTGCGGCCCGGCAGGACGGCGGGGCGTTACAATCTCGTCGCGCAGTTCGGGCCGCCGTTGCTTGACGCCCAGGTGGAATGGGCCGCCAGGGTGAAGACGATCCTGCCGCCGTGATAGTCGGACGCCCTATGTCAGACGAGTTTCAGGGTGAGCGGGCGGGGGGTTGCCTTGTTTATACACATATTGTAGCAATACGTGTTCATTGCTGGCTACGACGGGATCCTGCAATGGGTACAGAAGGCACGCTTTATCGCGCCTCCACGGAGATGCCGGGGCAAAAGCCATCCGACCGCTGTGAGCGCTTTTTTCGTCGTGTTGACGATTACCTGCCGTGCTTGCCTGACGGCAAGGCGCGACGGCTCTTTCTGGACCGGCAGATTGCGGGCTGGGAGCACCGATACGCGCGCTTCGTTGCGACTGAGGGCGGCTCCGAGCCGGTGCTCGACTCCGCCGACCCGCCGCAGGCTGCGGACTTCCTATTCACCTTAGCGGGCCTCGCGCGCCGGCGCGGTGCTTCATTCACTATGACAGGAGATGCAATGATTTCGAACCACGACCGCCGGCGCCTCGATGGGGCGATGCTCTCACTCCTCGTGGCGGCGGACCAGCGTTGCCCCGCCATTATCGGGCAGGCGCATTTGCTCTATCACTCCGGCCGCGACGGTGTACGCGCGCGGGCTGAAGAAGCGCTGACCCAACTCAGGCGCGACGCACAGGACCTGCTCGATGCCATTGCTGGGGCCGAGGCCGCGGTGAAGGCAGCTCTGCCCCAGTGATAGATGCGCTCAGGACTGGGTGACGGATCAACGGGAGGAGGTGTCCGCAATGCTCCGAAAGCGACGGCTGGCCGTCAAAATGTCGCCCGTCGCGAAGTGCCACAACCGGACTCGTGCAGTGCAGTATGCCGGCACGCTTATTCGATCACCTCGTCGGCGGTGACGAGCAGCGAGGGCGGCACAGTGATGCCGAGCATCCTTGCGGTCTGATGGTTGATGACCAGCTCGAACCGGCTCGATTGTACGACCGGCAGATCGGCAGGCTTCGCGCCCTTGAGCCCCCGACCCACGACCTTGAAGAAAGTGCTGTGTCCCGAAAGAAAAATACAGAAAAGAGACACAAGCACCGAAGTATTTATCGATGCCCGATTATCTTGTACCGCTCACTCGCACCACGGACGCGGCGTTCTCGGGCAACGTATTGCCCCACAGACGAACGGCACAGCCAGTCCTTCCTCGATCAAGATTGCTCCGACATCCCGTCCTTGAGATTTCAGCGTTCCGCAGTCCCTCCCGTAATTGCACGCCGATGTTCCTTGTGTTCCGGGAGGGCAGGAACAGGCGACATATACGAAATCGAGGTTGCCCGCTTGCACAATGTTCCGGAGCCGCCGTGTTGCTTTGGCTCCTAGCTCGCGTTCCGCTTCGCAGGCTGCACGTCTGGTCTCAGGTGCATTAAACCCGACAAGCCGTACATTTGGTTGCTTCTGGCGAACGCGAATCGTATCCCCATCAATGACGCGGATGTCTGACGAACCGACTGGCTCCGCCGAGGCTGGGCATGAGAGAGCGACGAACAGGATGAGGAGGAATTCTCGCATCAGCACGTCCGACCCGGTCCTACTGGCGCAGTAGCTCCCACTGATATCATCTGTGCCTACCGACTATCATTTTTGAATGACTCCGGGTCGGCCTTAGCAAAGAAACGAAGGATAGTCCGTCTTAAACTGGACATGCTCGCCATGGGAACAAATAGGACAGGCTTTAGCTTTGGTTCGCAGCGATGAAACCACGCATCTCGACTAGCTCCTTATCACCTTCGACTTCTGCCAATTTCCCCAACTCAATATAACGGTCGAGTTTTTGAATAGACATCCTGAAGTGGGGGATTACTGATGCCAGCGAACGTATCTGGCTTAAAACGAACTATCCTTCGACAGTTTGCCAAGGCTGACCCGGAGTACAAGAAACCAATCCCATCGGAGATTAGCTCGTAGCCTTTCCGGTCCGCCCACTAGTCGCTGTAGACTCTTCCGCTCCTTCCTAAGGCTCTACGTGCGGAACAGTCACACCGGTATAATCACACATTCGGATTATAGTGACATCACCGACAGCGCGAGCACCCAACGCCGCCGTCGCCAGCGATTTGGACATGACTCAAGCTCCGGTTCGAATCTTCCAGAGACCCCTCATCCCTACGTCGCTACAATGTTAAAAAAATCTCGCTTCTTCAAAAAAACTATTTGACTCTGTAACGGAACTCAGGCATAAAAGGCTATCCTCCAAAACTGTATCAAGAAGCTCTGTCGCTCCGTCGCAGTTCCTTTGGAGCCTGCGATCCTCCAGCGGCATGAGGCGGAACGCATCCGCAGTTTCACTTGTGCAGTACGGTTTGGCCACCGCGCATCTGCATCCGAAAATTCTGATCATCATGGGTATTGCAGACGTTCGGGAATCATTCGTGTCGGGTGCCGGTAGGCATCTGGATGTGAGAGATGTAGGCCTGCGGTATGCTGAGGACGGTCGCCAAATTCTTCAGTTTACCGGTTGGCACCGCGACGGCACTCCTTTTGCATTCGTTTCTGCCGCATTTGCTGGGGATCCCGGAACACGTGCGGCGGAGATCGCTCGAGATCTTATCGCTGCTCACAGAGGATTTAGCCATATGCCCGCTCCCGCGCCCATAAAGGCACTAGCTCAAACTCTTCGCGACCATCTCACGGAGGCGACCACGCGCGCCGATAGTGTAGCCGGCAAAGCCAAACAAAGCGTCGCGAATCTTCATTCCATCCTCGACAACGCTGAACGTGTCGTGCAGGACTTGGATTCGGCTGCTGCTGATATTCAGGCTGCGTTGGGAATTAACACGAATGGAGGACCGGCTTAGATACCGACTCTGAAAGCAAAGCGTACGGCTTTATATATACGACGGTGCTATGCTCAATAAATATTTCCGAGATCGAATTGAGCAGCAGGGGAACTTCCTACGACTAGAACATGAGCCGGAGGAGAAAATGGGACGGCTACGCGGTTCCTATAACAAAGAAAAGCCATTTAAGAGCGCATTGCGTGTACGGCTGTTTGATAAGCAAGCGCAGGAACTCAGAGAGATTGTGAAGGCGCTCGTAGCTCTAGCAATTAAAGGCGATCTGCAGGCCATTGAAAAAATTGCGGACCGCCTTGATGGAAAAGTTGCTGCCACGGCCGGTGACGCGGACGGTCCTGAGGTAGAACCGATAGACCGAATTGAATATGCCATCGTCGATCCTAAGCGTCCTGAAGCTGAGGGCGTCCAGCTTGTCAACCGTGACCTTCCCGAAAGCGAGGGCGCCGAGGTCGGCGATCCTGAGATTCGTGAACGCGAGCGGCCTCCAGGTTGTTGACTCTGAGCTTCCCAAACCGAGCGAGTCAGGTTGTCCACCCTCAGGTTTCCCGGTTCCAGAGCGTATGCTCCGCTGGTTTTCCCGGCAAGATACAAAGGCGCATACGGGGGGCGCGGATCTGGTAAAAGCCACGTTTTTGGTAGGTTGTTGGTTGAGACGTGTGTGGAAAGACGCGGAACGCTGGCTGTATGCATCCGGGAAGTGCAAAAAACACTGGCACAGTCGAGTAAGCGACTGCTCGAAAGCACGATCGTAGCAATGGGGTTGGAGCCACACTTTAGGATCTACAGCGACAAAATCGAAACACCCGGTGATGGAGTCATAATATTTCGAGGGATGCAGGATCACACTGCCGAGTCAATTAAGTCGCTTGAAGGTTTCAGAATTGCTTGGATTGAAGAAGCCCAAACACTGAGCAGTCGTAGCCTCTCCCTCCTGAGGCCCACGATTCGCACGAAGGGAAGTGAGATCTGGGCTAGCTGGAACCCGTGCCGGAAGTCTGACGCCATTGATGATTTTCTCAGGACGAAGCGCCCATCTGGGGCGGTCGTTGTCAGGACTAGCTGGAGAGATAATCCTTGGTTCCCGGCGGTACTCGAAGAGGAACGGAAGCTGGATCTTGCGCTTTACCCCGATCGCTATGATCACATCTGGGAGGGCGAGTACGCTAAGGCCTTTGAAGGCGCCTATTTCTCCAAGGGACTTTCGGAAGCGAAGGCGGAGCGGCGTATAGGCCGAGTATCTGCCGATCCGTTGCTGCCATTGAGGGCGTTCTTCGACATTGGGGGCAGTGGGGCTCAAGCGGATGCAATGGCAATCTGGATTGTGCAGTGGGTGGGACAGGAGATCCGGGTCCTGGACTACATCGAAGGTGTTGGTCAGGTGCTTGCGTATTATGTGGCTGAGATGCGCAGTCGTGGCTATCAGAATGCCGTGTGTGTTCTCCCGCATGATGGCGTGAATGCAAACAATATTACTGGGAAACGTTTTGAAGATCACCTCCGGGATGCGGAGTTCCGGGTCGAGGTAGTGAGAAATCAAGGTCAAGGCGCTGCGGCTATGCGTATTGAGGCGGTGCGCCGCATCTTACCCAAGTGCTGGTTCAACGAGACCACAACTGAAGCGGGTCGGGACGCGCTAGGGTATTATCATGAGCGGAAGGATGAAAATCGCAACGTGGGTCTCGGGCCAGAACACGACTGGTCTTCACACGGTGCTGACGCCTTTGGCCTAATGGCGATCGCGTACGAAGAGCCGGGCCGCAGACGAGCGTTTAACCGTTCGATAAATTATCCGGATCTGGGAATATTTTGATACCGTTCCAGATTGATGTTTTTTGCTCTCTGAAATAATTGCGATCGGACTTGCCGCACCGGAACCGAAGGTACGAAGAAATAAATGCCTAAGATGTCGGAGTTGGAGCTGCGCGATCTTTTGACTGCGCAGCGCTGGGACAGCATGTCCGCGATCACGGCGAGCAAGCTCAGCGAAGAGCGTGCGACCTCGCTCGATTACTACCAGGGCGATATGTCCAAATACATGCCAGCCCCCGCCGGCCGCTCCAAGGCCGTGTCCATGGACACATCGGACACGATCGAGGGCATGATGCCCACTCTGATGGACATCTTCGCCGGCGGCGACGAGGTTGTCCGTTTTGATCCGATCGGGCCGCAGGACGTGGCCGCGGCCGAGCAGGAGACCGATTACGTCAATCACGTGTTCATGCAGAGCAATCAGGGCTTCCTGATCCTGTACGCCTTCATCAAGGACGCGCTGCTCAGCAAAAACGGCATCGTCAAAATCTACTGGGAAAAAGAAGAGCTCAAAGAGCGGGAGACCTATCTCGACCAGCCGCCCGAGGCGCTGGCTGCGCTACTCCAAAGCCCCGACGTTGAGGTTGTCGAGCATACCGAGCACGACGGCTTGCACGACGTGACGATCGAGGCCGCGCGCGTGAGCGAGAAGGCCCGCGTGGTTTCGGTGCCGCCGGAAGAGTTCGGGATCTCGCGCCATGCCCGCCAGATCAAGGATGCGACCTATTGCTTCCATGACGTGTTCCGCACCGAAAGCCAACTGATCGAGCAGGGCTTCGACGAGGGCCAGGTCAAGAAGCTCCCGAGCTACCTCGTGGCGCACACCGTTGAGGAAATCGCCCGCGACACGGTGAATGAGTCCACGCTGCGCCAGGGCGAGGACAACCTGAACACCGCAAACCGCCTGATCCGGGTCACCGAGCATTACATCAAGCTCGATTACGAAAAGAACGACGATCCGCGGCTCTACCGCGTGACCACGGCCGGCGAGGAAGGCCACGTGCTCTTACGCGACGGCGAACCGGACGTGATCGAGGAGGACCGCATACCGTTTGCAGCCATGACGCCGGTCATCATCACGCATCGGTTCTGGGGCCGCTCGATCGCCGATCTCGTCAAGGACATTCAGGACATCAAGACCGCGCTCCTGCGCGGCATGCTGGACAACCTCTACCTGCACAACAACCCGCGGGTCGAGGTATCCGAGGCGCACACGACCGACGCCACGCTGGATGATTTGCTGGTGAGCCGGCCGGGCGGGATTGTCCGCGTGAAGCAGCCCGGCGGGATAAACTGGCAGGAAGTGCCCGACATCACCGGATCGATCTATCCGGCGATGCAATACATGGACGCGACGCGGGAATGGCGCACGGGCGTGAGCAGGCAGGGCCAGGGCGTCGATCCCAATGCGTTGCAGAACCAGGTCGCGACCATCGCGAACCAGATGTTCAATGCCTCGCAGGCGAAGATAAAGCTCATCGCGCGGATCTTCGCCGAGACCGGCATCAAAGACCTGTTCATGCTCTTGCATGCGACCATCAGGAAGCATGCGAGCAAGCCGGCGATTGCGAAGCTGCGGGGGCAGTGGGCGCAAGTCGATCCGCGCGACTGGAAAACGCGCGACGACATGACTATCAACGTGGGGCTCGGCACGGGCAGCAAATCCGAGCAGCTCGCACACCTGCAGCTCATCATCGCGGTGCAGAAGGAAGCCGTGCTGGGCGGACTACCGATCGTGTCGGTGCAGAACATCTTCAACGCCGCGAAGGAGCTCACCAAGCTCGCGGGGCACAAGGACACGGACAAGTTCTTCACCGCGCCGGGCCAGCCCGCCGATCCGAGCAACCCGGCGAGCGCGCCCTTGCAAAAGCCGCCTGATCCCAAGCAACAGGAGATCGCGGCCAAGGCGCAAGCCGAGCAGGCCAAGGTCCAGGCCGACGCCGCGCACCAGCAGATGAAGACGCAGGCGGATATTCAGTTCCAGCAACAGAAGGCGCAGATTGATCTTCAGTTGGCGCAGCAGAAGGGCGCGATGGATGCGCACCTTGCCGAGCAGAAATTTGCTCTCGAAGCGCGTCTCAAGGAAATCGACGCTTCGCTCAAGATGCAGGAGGCGCGGCATGCCGAGCACGCGCACCTGATGGACATGGCCAAGACCATTGTTGAGCACGGCGCCAAGATGGAGCAGGCCAAGGTCACGAAAGCCAATAGCGGCACCAAAGGAAACGAATGATGTCTAGCAACATCCGACACCAGATGGTGGGCCGGCTCAGCACCACGCAGAGCGCTGCCTATACTGGAACGCATGCAGAGATTACTAATGGTGTCGGGACCGAAACCTATATCGTGCGCGTGGTCTGCACGAGCGATGCATTCATCAAGATCGACAACAGCCCGACAGCTACGACCTCGGATGTGTTCTGCCCGGCCAGCACGCCGGAGTATTTCAGCATCACGCCGGGGCAGAAGGTGTCGGCGGTTCAATCTACTGCAAGCGGCACAGTTTACGTGACAGAGATCACCTGATGCTCGGTCGGCTGGGGCTGGGCTTCAACAGGCTCGGCATTGTTGGCGGCAAGCACGGGCCGCCCATATGGGTGCCACTTGCCGGCAGCACGGCTCCCACGCTTTTTGCTGATTTCACCACTGAGGGCGGTACCAATCACTATTGGTATAACGGGGCGCAACAAGCCAACGCAGCCGCTTGGCTCACTGCGGTCAGCGGCACATTCTCCCGCGCCTCGGCTGCGTCCTACACCAACTCATCCGGGCTGCTCGCGTCGGCCTCCTCAGGCGCGCTGCGCTTCGACTACGATCCGGTGCTGCTCACGCCGAAGGGGATACTGCTGGAGGGGGCGAGCACGAACCTGCTTATACAGTCCAGCACGTTTACAAATGTCGGTGCGTGGACTCAGGTTAGTAGTTCGACTGTTTCCCAAAATGCGACTGGGCCGGATGGGGTGGCTAATTCCGCTACAACGTATTCAACAATAGAAAATAACACCGGCGAGATGTTTCAAGCGGCATCGCAGGTCAATGGAACATACACCTATTCGCTGTATGTTAAGAAATCCGGCACGAGCAACTTTCCGTTTATTTGCATCGAGCAGACCGTTGGGGGAGCTGATTTTGCATTTGCTGTTTTTAATTTGGGTGTTTCATCAACGGCAACGCAGACAGGGGTTGGCGGAGGTGACGGCGCGTCTCGGATTTCAGCGACAATCCATCAAAGGTTACGACGCATGACTCTATGGAAATGGTCGCAGACCGCGGCCACGAACGCCAGCGCAGACGGCTCGATCAACTGGGCGGAGGGGGAAACACCAGCGCCACCACGACTAGCGTTTCGATCTCTCTCGGCGGCAGCGGAACCGTGCTCAATAAAATGCCTCCCGGGATAGTCGTTCCGTACATCCTGCGCGTGATCTGACCCACGCCAACTCAAGGAACATCGGACATGCTTACAACGCTCATCCGAGCGATCGGACAGCTATGCCACGCCAATCACCTCGCACCCGAACCGCAGCCTGCGCCGGGACCGCAACCGAAGCCTATTGGACCTACACCCGCAACGGCACCCAGAGCCCCCACTGCCCATGAGCTCGAGGGACTCCCGCTGCGCTACCTGATCGACACAGACACTTACGGTAGTGGCCGTGACGGCGAGATCGTCGAGGTCTCCTACGACGCGACCGGAAAGCCGGCGAAGGGGATTAGCGTCAAATACTGCAATCTGTTTGATGAGAAGGACACAGGCGCGTATGGCCCGTATCTCAAGACCTCGGACACCGCCGCCGAATATCACGAGGGCCAGATCGACCCGAAGGGCGTCGGCTGGACCAAGAACCTCACCGAGCAGTTCGCTCGAGCAGTCGCGCAAGGTTTCCAGTACGTCGAGCTCGACAACCCGGACGCCTATTCCGTGGTCGACGTGCTTGCCGCGGTGAGCCTGGCGCAGCGCTACGGGCTCAAGGTGATTGCTAAGAACCCGCTGCTGATGCCGGGCGACTCGACGCCCTATGTCGCGCATCCCGCTGTTGCTGGCGCAATTGTCGAGCGCGGCGCCGGCTCGCCCGCCGACATGGA